TGAGGCAAACAAAACACGTGGAATGTTTGAGCTGTGTGACAGTGGCGTAACGGTTGCCGCCGCCGGTGCAGCACTCTCCACCTCCATGCTCAAAGGTCTTTATAAGGCTATGGCAGATGCTGGCGCTGCTTTTGGTAACATGGTGCTTTTCTGCAACTCTTATCAGAAACAGGCTATCACCGCTCTTTATGAGAATCAGCTCGGCTACAATACACCTGCATCCCGCAGCATTGGCGGCATGAACATTACTGAAATCGAAAATGACTTCTTTAAACTTGGCATCTGTTATGATCCATTTGTTCCTGCTGACAAAATTCTTGTTGCCGACGTATCTGCGATTGCTCCGGTGTTCCAGGACGTTCCGGGTAAGGGTGTGCTTTTCCTTGAGGATCTTGCAAAAGCCGGAGCCGCAGACAAAAAGCAGATTTACGGAGAAATCGGACTTGCTCACGGTCCTGCTTTCCTGCACGCTTCTATCACCGGTCTTGCTACGAAGTAAGGCGGTGCTGTTATGTATAGAATTACAAGCAACAATAAGCATGGCGGTATTTGGGACGGCAAAAGCATTGTAAAAGAGTATGAAACCGATAACTCCGAAATGGCCGAGGGCATGAAAGCACACGGATATACAGTTGAGGAGATTACTCTTGATCTCAACAAGCTAAATGCAGCACAGCTCAAGAAATATGCTAAAGAACACAGCATTGACCTTGGCGATGCTACCCAAAAGGATCAGATCCTTGAAATTATCAAGGCTGCCGAGAAGCAGGTAGAATGAGCAACAAGGAGGTAAGGCAGTATGGATATTTACGATGACGTTGCAGCTCGTCTTTTGATGCTCGGCTATACAGTAAGCAGCTCCGATGCTGCCGTTACCTATTCTATAAACCGTGCATCTGAAACCATTAAAGCAAACATCAACCGCATTGAGATACCAGAGGGCCTACGATATGTGTGGACGGATATGTCAGCGGGCTTATTCCTACGGGATAAAAAAGCCGCTGGACAATTGGGCGATGCGTTTGATTTTTCAGCTCCGGCTAAAAACATCAGCGAGGGTGACGTTTCCGTGGAATTTGCCGGATCAACCGATGGAGCACTCACACCGGAGGCAAGATTTGATAACCTGTTGGACAGCCTAATCAATCCGCCTCAGAGCGTGTACGCTGCGTTTAGGAGGCTCAAATGGTAACAGCAGGAGCACAATACCCCACTGCTATAAAAAGCTTGTGGAGCGGAAAATGCACGGTGACAGTGCAACAAAACCATACAAATGAAAGTACCGGGCGCACGGTGGCAGATAGAGTAGACATCTGCACAGATGAGCCGTGCCGCATCTCATTTCAATCGGTTGCAACCACAGAGGGCACAGACAACGCCGCTAAGACCATACAAAATATTACGCTGTATATCGATCCGGCTATAACCATACCGCCGGGATCAAGAATAACAGTGACACAGGCCGGTGTAACAGGCACGTATGAAAAAAGCGGCGTGCCCGCTGTGTATTCACATCACCAAGAAATACCGCTTTCGCTTTTGGAGGAGTGGGCATAATGGCTACAAAATGGGGCAAGGCAGACTACAAACAAATCAAAAGGCTACAGGAAAAGCTGCTTAAATTGGAGCAAGCTGATCTTGATAAGTTTTGCGAAAGTGCATCTAAGGAGCTTGCTGCCCGTTTGCTCTCCTTAGTTATCCCCCGCACCCCGGTTGGGCAGTATCCAAAGGACATGGGTAAAAAAGGTGGGACGCTGCGAAGAGGCTGGACTGGCGGAAAATCGGCGGGAGCGGCCACATATGCACAAAGTTTGCCCATAGAAAAAACAGCAGGCACGTATACCATATGCGTGATAAACCCCACGGAGTATGCGGAGTATGTTGAATTTGGGCACCGTCAAGAGCCAGGGCGTTTTGTTCCGGCTATTGGTAAACGGTTAAAAAAAGGATGGGCTGACGGGAAATATTTTCTCACCATGTCAGAGGCTGATCTCGAACAGATTGCTCCAAGTGTGCTTGAGAAAAAATTGGATGCGTTGCTGAGGGAGGTTTTTAATGGCTGAAATAGACTTTACTCAAATATTCGACGGCGTGACACTTGCTCTGCATCGTGCATTCCCTACCGTGAACATACACGGCGAAACCGTCGATCAAGACCTGCACCCAGGTGATTTTAATGTTTTGCCCATAGCCCCCAGCCACACAGCTCAGATGGGTGCTCGTGCTAAAAAAGCAATAACCTTTGATGTGATATACTACCCCACTAACAGCGGTGGCCGATCAGAATGCTTGGAACGAGCAAATGAGCTGCCCGGCATACTCGGTACGATAACAACTCCAAATGGCGATAAGGTACACTGCTATAAGTTTGAGCACACCATTGATGATGAGGTGCTGCACTGCATCGTGACTTATCAGTACTTTGTATATAGCTCTGAGAGCAAAGATGCGATGGAAACAATAAATATCGAACAGGAGGCGCAATAATATGGCCAACAAAACATCTTCAGAGGTGGCTGCCGCAGTGCATACCAAAACGCAGCTTTTAGCCTCTGCCAGATATGCCGGCAAAAAGGATTTGATCAACGCCCTGCTTGCCGACAATAAAAACTATACCACTGATGAGGTGGATACGTTGATCGAAAAATATTTGAAAGGTACGGTGAGATAATATGGCATATGGTGGCGGTACCTGGATTACACAGAATAAGGTAATGCCGGGCACTTATATCAATTTTACCAGTTTAGCCAAAGCGACTGCGGCACTTTCCGATCGTGGAATTGCCGCAGCACCTTTTGAGCTCAATTGGGGGCCGGAAAGCACTGTATTTGAAGTGACATCCGGTGATTTTCAGAAAAACAGCAAATCCATTTTCGGTTACGATTATAGCGCTTCGGAAATGCTTCCTCTGCGTGAGATTTTCGCTCACGCAACAAAAGTATACTGCTATCGTCTTGGCAGCGGGGCAACAGCAGCGGCCTGTACCTATGCAAAAGCAAAGTATGGCGGCACCCGTGGAAACGATCTTAAGATTATTATTGCCGCTAATGTGGATAACACCGAAGCCTTTGACGTAAGTACCTACCTTGGCACAACGTGTATTGACACGCAGACTGTAAAGACCGCTAAGGATCTTGTTTCAAACGACTTTGTTACCTTTATCGAAAATGCTACGCTGACTGCTACAGCGGGAGTACCTCTTACCGGCGGTACAAATGCCGAAATTACAGGCAGCGTTTATCAGGATTTTCTTGATAGGATCGAAAGCTATTCCTTTAATGCTCTTTGCTGCCCGGCTGCGGATGCAACTACGGTAGCTCTCTTTGCTAAGTTTACAGAGCGTGTTCGTGACGAGTTGGGCGCCAAATTCCAGCTTGTCGCTTGGCAGCCGTCCTCAGATTACGAGGGCGTTATCGGTGTATGGAATGAATCCTCTCACAGTGCGATTGCAAGTAGTGACAAACACACTCTTGTTTACTGGGTGGCTGGTGCACAGGCAGGTGTTGCAGTCAATAAGTCGCTCACTAACAGCACATATGACGGTGAGCTTACCGTTGATGTAAACCTTACACAGGCGGAGCTTGAGGCGGCTATTAAAGCTGGTAAATTCATGTTCCATAATGTCAACGGTACGGTGCGTGTACTTGAGGATATTAACACGCTCACCACTTTAAGCGATGAAAAGGGTGAGATTTTCCAGAGTAACCAGACCGTGCGAGTCTGCGATCAGATTGCCAACGATGTGGCGGTGCTATTCAACACCCGCTATGTTGGAACGGTGCCAAATGATGCCTCCGGACGTGCAACCCTTTGGAATGACATTGTGACACTGATCCAGCAGCTTGAAGCTATCCGTGCGGTTGAGGATTTTGACTCTGACACGGTAACGGTAGAAGTTGGTGATCGCAAGGGCTCCGTGCTACTCACAATCAACGGACTAAATATTGTAAATGCTATGAGTCAGCTCTATATGAGCGTCATCATTCAGTAAGGAGGGCACATAATGAACGATAACAAAGTGATGAGCACCAATGATGCACCCGTTGCCAAGTGGGCCGAGGTTTTTGTAAGCCTCAACGGGAAGCGTTATACAATGCTTATGTGCAAGGATTTTGAGGGTAAAGCAAATATTTCCACCCAGGATGTGCCGCGTATGGGCTCTGTGATTATGGGCAAGAAGGCCACTACGGTGGAGCTGTCTTTCACCATGACTATCTATAAATGTACAGAGATCTTTGACGACGTGTTGGATGAGTTTATCAAAACCGGTGTAATGCCGCTCTTAACCATTCAGACCTCGAATGAGGATCCAGCAACGTCTATGGGGCGCACGACAAAGGTTTATAATGACTGCGTGCTCGATGGCGATGTGCTGCTCTCTATGACAGGCTCCGAGGATGATTATATCGAGCAGGAAATCAGCGGATTTGCCGGCAGCATTACTCGCCCGGAAAAGTATACAAACCCGTCGTATATGTAAACAGATAATTTGAGGAGGTATTTCTATTATGGCAAAGTCTCTAAGTGCCTTTATGGCACAGAACGCAAGAAAGGTTGATAACCGCAAAATTGTTGCATCCACACGTTTTACGGATGAAAGCGGCAGCCCCATGGAATGGGAGATCACTTGCATTTCCGCAGGTGAAAACCAAAAGATCCGTAAAAACAGTATGCACAATGTTCCCGTTGCTGGCAAGCGTGGACAGTATTCACAGGACTTTGATGCGGCAGCATACCAAGCAAAATTGGCGGTCAGATGCACGGTTTTCCCCGATCTAAACGATGAGGAGCTGCAGCAAAGCTACGGTGTTATGGGTGCAGAGGCACTTATTTCCACCATGCTTACCCCCGGTGAGTTTGATTCTTACATTCTTGCCATCACCGAGCTCAACGGTTTTAACGCTGAGGGCGATCTGGTGGACGATGCAAAAAACTGATATTGGAGGGCGATGCGGAGGCTAACTACGCATATTATGCCCTCCACAAATTTCGTTGGAAACCGCATGAGTTTTTAGACCTTGATCCGTATGAGC